TTTTCTTTCTTCAGCCAGACTGCTGCTCGATTTTCGTGCTTGAGGATTTGACATGCTTTTAATTTGTGGCCACGAGGAACATCATTACCCAATCGCAGAATATTGCTCATGCGACTGACTGCCTCTGAGCAAGACCCGCAGTTGCTGTTCCACTTCGTGTTGTAACGACATCCTAAGCAAATGTCGGCACGCCTCAATGCCTCTGTGCGCATCTCAAGATTGTCAATGGAGTGATGATCGATTGTTTTGTCAAGCCACTGAAGCATGTGATCTGTCAGTGTTTTGATCTCGTTCGATTTATTGTCCACATAAACTTCAACAGTGTATGGCAACTCAGGATGGCACATGTGCGAGAAATTCGCGCAAATGTATTCATCAACATCAGCCTTTGCATCTCCAATCGGGATCACATTGTCAGCTCTGAATTTGATAACTGCTTCAATCAATTGTTTGTATGTGTCGGCTCGTATTGGCGCAGGCATATCCAATCCTGCTCGATTCTTTTCGGGTTTGTGCCAGCCTCCTGGCATAACGATAGATTCAATTACTTCTCTCATGTTGACATGTCTAAGAACTCAAGCACATCGACAACTCCATGCTGTTGCTTGCTTGAGGATTGTTTTATTTGTTTTGGGTTTTCGACCATCCTGCCTGATATGCCTTCATTCATCCTCACTCCATGGACAGCGATGATTAATGAGTCGAACCTATCAGGTGAACTGCCAGAATTGCGTTTCTTGAAGTCCTTTTTGCTTTCAATTTGAAGAATGCCGCGACCCTTTTGTTGATAGCGACGTGGGACTGTTTCACGCTCGAGCTGATTCCAATTGATGCCAATGTTCAACTTGATAAGATCAGTTTCCATGAACCTCCGGACAGCGAATGACATCTCAGTGACAATGTCGTGATAGATCTCAGAGCACTGATGCGAATCGTCCTCAAGTATTCGAGTGTCGGTTGCTGACCAACCAAACATAATGCCGAAGACCTCTGGGCCAAACATTGAGCAAAGTGCATCATGGACGCCAGTGCCATTGCCAGTGCGATCGGTTGACAACCAACGTGGCTTGACGAACAATTCGCCACACAGCTTCATGATCGCTTTGGACTGTTCAATTGTGTCACATTTCTCAAGGACAAACTGCTGTTCAATCTGAATCACTCTTCGTTCACTTTGGAACTTGTGAAACTCTCCACGCGTATCTGTCCAACCGATTGCAGATCCTTGACGCAAGAGTGTGAAGATAACACTGTCATTGCCATCAAATGCCATATCAACGCCAGCAGCAGCCACTGTCGGACCACTGAATGTGTAAACTCCTTTGGCTTTGGCAAACAATTGCTCATTGATGATGACAACTTGAGCAGAAGCTTCTGGGAACCAACCACGACCCATTGTGAAGTATTCTGGATTGTTCTCACCAAGCTTGAGTAAGTTTTCAAATCCTTCGAGTGTCTGAAGACCTTCATAGATCAGTTTCCTTTGGGCAACATTCTCACACTTGGCGCCATCGAGTCTTGTCACACGCCAGCCACGCGATGAGTCCCATGTTTCTGAGCTGTCAATGTCCAGCGATGCCCATCCATCTTTTGGCTCAGCATACTCGCCAAACTTGGACGTGCGATCCTTCGGGTTGGTGGCAGCAAAGATCTTCACACGACTATTGTCCTGAGTTTCCGTCAACAGGATGTTGTTGATGTCTTCCCAAACGCCACCAGGAATTTCCTCAGCTTCATCCAACAGAACGCCAATCCTGCTCAGACGGCCAAACTTGGGATGCTCGTCGCCAGTCCTCGGGACAGGATGGAAGCCACGCAAACGACCCTTGCCATCGTCGCCAGTGGGAATGGTAACCAAGTGTATGCCTTGCTTGTCATCATCATTAATTTGGATGCTCTCAGACTTAACAACAACTCCTGGCAAAGGAACAATTGTCGATTGCATCAAGTTCTTTATGTTGGCGAAGATGTTGCGCTTGGCATGCTCACCAGTCACTGACATGACCTTGAGACACGTCCATGCTGGATCGTCCAACCAATCGAGTGCAAAGTAAACAGCACCAGAGTAAGATTTGCTCAATGATCCGCCACCTTGAATCAGATTCTTGTTATGTTCAGTCAGAGCCTTCCACACCAGCTTTGTGCAATATGGCTCAGGAGTGAACAACTCTGGACCCCAAAGCAAGATGGCAGCAGCAATGAAGTAGCGTTTGCTGATCAAGAACTGAGCATACCGCCATATTGTCGTCTCACAATCCACCTTGCTGATCTTGATGGATTTTTCCTGCTTCTTTGCAGTGCAGTGACGCAAGATGTGTTTTGTTGGCTCAAAGATGTTGCCGCTCTCAGTGAACAATTGTCGTATTTTGTAAGCTTGTTCGCGATGGAAGTCCTCACCATTGCCTTGAGCAATTTTCTTGGCAGGATGGAGCTTATCACGCACCACACATCTGCTTTTGACAGATGGCCTTGGTCCTAGGCGAGGATTGACCTTGCGCTTGACGGAGTACTTATCATTTTCGTTCAATCGCGAAATTCCTCCAACATTTCAAGCACGTCTTGGCTTGCACTGATCTCAATGTTTTCTTTATCCCAACCACTCATCTTTGCCAGACGCTCCAGCGTGCGCAAACGATCCGGCGTAACAGCCACAGGCGTTGCATCCTTGCCGACATAACGGATGTCGCATAGGTTGCTGTCCAATGATGCCTCGCTAGGCGACAATTGAACCATCTGGGCTAACATGCGCAATACGTCTTCTTTCCCTAAGTCGAGTTTCTTGCAATCATCTTCAACTAACTCCTGTATGCGCGAATCCACGTCCGGTCGTTTGCGCAGCTGGTTGGCCAACATGTGCGGAGCTTTGCCTTCATATTCAGGATCAGCTTTGAGTGCGGCATTGCGTAGCGACATGCCTTTGGCGACATATCGAGCGAATCGCTCGTGCACGATGTTCTTGAGAGCTGGCATTATTTGTCTTGGTTTTTACTTTCAAGGACAAACTCCAGCTAACTTTTGTTTAAGTCAAGTCGATTTTTTCTAACTCAATGCCAAACAATTTAGCCAATTCAAGACTGGTCAAATCACGATCGTAGTCTTCAGCGTAAACAATTTTCTTGATGCCATAGCTGGCTATGATCTTTAAACATTCATTGCACGGGAGCAGCGTTGTTGCTAGCAGTGAGCATTCTCCTGGCCTGACATAGCGCAGAGCATTTTGCTCCGCATGAACAACGAACATCCTCCTCCTGTCCCTGTCTGACCAATCTTCCTCCATTCCGGCAGGGAAACCATTATAGCCAACAGCAGCCACAGTATTGTCGTGTCTCAACAAGCAAGCTCCGACCTTCCACCATGGGTCTTTGCTATTAGTTGACACAGTAAAAGCCAAATCCAACGCATATTCTGACCAATTCATATCATTCCTCCTTATTTACTTCCACACAGTTTCACTCATTTATTTCGGAGCATTTTCACTCCATTCGTACGAAACCACAACACCCACAGAGACTTCCAAAATTTATTTCGAACTTCGGAGGACCCCACTATTTCTCTCCAGCGAGATTCTCCCGCTCCCATAGTTTCCTTTTTGCCTATCCCTTTATTAATAATATTTATTTATTTATAAAAAATAAAGAGCCTCCGAAGTCCGAATTTGTCCAAATCAAAGCAACACAATTACAAAGGTTTAAGCACATTTCGGAGAAACGAATTTCCAACGAAGCACATCCGAATCTCAACAACTTACACACCTCTTTTGAACGCTGCAATGTAGAAAATCTCATCAATTTTGTCCTGTGGAAACAACTTGTCATTGATAAAAACAAACGAGTCTCCTATGCTAAAATGTTTAGGTTCATTCATTTGAGACTCGTGTATTTCAGCTCCATGGTTCATCATCATCTCAACCATCATTGCTCGTGCAAAACATTTGTTTACATAAAGCGATGGCATTTCTGACCTTTCCACAGCAGCAGCATTAAATCTACAAACAACATCTGCTATCATAGCACTTGGCGCACTGGGCTCTTCCCAGTTTTGTTTTTCAATCGCTATCATATCATCTCCTTTCCATCAATCCCATGGCCCACAGCAATTGTCCGTAGGCACGTCCTTTATAAAAATGCCTTCAGCGTTCAAGTAACCTTTGCGATCCTTGATTGTGTCATACGCACCAGCCAAACAATCCATCATGCTAATATTCGACAAAGCACAGAAATTAATCAGGCACACGAGCGTGTCCCCAACCGCATCCTTTACCTCATCATGATCACCTTTAGCAAACGCATCAGCCAGCTCCCCAAGCTCTGAGATTGTTTTCAGGAGTTGAGAAACTGCTTTGCCATTGCTGATGATTCCACGCTCGCTCGACCAGTCAAGGACGAGTTTTTCCAAGTCTTCATATTTGTTCATTTTGTTTTTCTTTCTGTTCTTGTTTTTGTTTTTCCTTGTTCCGTTCAATTTCACGCTCCATGCGTTGCTCAAATATCTTCTCAGCCTGACTTGGTGTTGTGAAAGGAACCGAGCCAGGATACCAACGCTCAAACCTTCTTAATTCATCGCTCATACAAGCACCTCCTTCACCCAATCAGGTGTTTCGTCCGCATTCTTCCATC